AAGTATTCTTATTCAAGTATGGTAAGAAGATCTTTGATAAAGTAATGGAAGCAATGCAACCAGAGTTTGAGGATGAAACACCAATCAATCCTTTTGATTTCTGGCAAGGTGCAAACTTCAAGTTGAAGATTGTTAAGAAGGATGGTTACTGGAACTATGATAAGTCAGAGTTCGAGGCACCTTCACCTTTACTTGAAGATGATGATGCACTAGAAGCATTATGGAAGAAGCAGTACTCACTTACAGCAGTCACTGCAGCAGACCAATTCAAGACATATGATGCTCTTGAAAAGAGACTTAAGTATGTCTTAGGTCAGGGTCGTCCTCCTGCACGTCGTGTAGATGAGGAACTTGAGAACGAGAGTGATGGTCGTGGTTCATTTACACCTGACTTCAAGACTCGTAAGGCAGAAGAAGCAGTCGCTGCTGCTCCTGTAGCATCAGCAAGTGCAGATGAAGACGATGCTTACAAATACTTTCAAGCGTTAGCAGAAAGTTAATTACTCATATAGTCTGATATTTTCAGCACGTTTTAAGGATTTACTCACATATTGAGTAGATCCTTTTTTATATCTCATCATTTTTTCTGTATCATCAAATATTATATTTAAATATATTGGTCTAAGTACAAAGATATTTCTTTTATCTGCATTTATTTTATCTTCATACTCATAGTTAGTTACTGCTTTTGATATTGGATTGACTGTTACTTGTTGGTTACTTACCTGATCGAAATAACTTACACTTTGTGCTACACCTACTTTTATACCTGCAGGAAATATTACAACGTCTTGACTATTTTTAACTTCATTAGATTCATAATGATGTACTCCATTATATAAAGTATCATAATCGTTATCATATTTCTCTAATAGATATGCATCCCATCCTGCTTGAGGTAGAGGCCATTCTTCATGGATATTAATAATATTATTTGATAGAAGTACCACCCAATCTAAAGTAGGATCTCCATATACTTTAGTTGCAACATTATCTGGACGGTCATCACCTTCTATCTGATACTTCTCAAAGAACGTTGTGTTCTGGAAGATATCCTCTCTAAGTTTTCCTCTTTTAAAAAGGTTCTTTACCTTGGTGTAATCTGATATAAGTTTTCCATCATCAGTACGATTAACGTACTCAAAATCTGGTAGGTTTTGAAAGTATGGTCTTGGCATTTTAGAATCCTATGTCGTAGTCTTTACTATCCATGTCATTATTGTAGATAGGTTCTATCTCTTTGAATGAAAAAGTTAATTCATATGCAACCATTGAACTGTTGTCATAAGTCATGTAGTTACCATCAGGAGTATAGTTAACACCAAAATTTTCTAACGCACACTCTTTTATTTTTGGTAAGAACCTATGAGTTTTTGCACCACGAGGACTAATAAATTCTAACTTATATGTACTAGGTGCTTTTAAAAATAGTTGTGAATCTGTTTTCTGAGGTGCCATAGATTGTTTAAACATTCTAATTATTTTTAGAATCACCATACTTTCTGATTCATCTCTAGGACTTAATCTGTAAGTGAAACCAAATGGTCTTAGTTGAGGCCCTTTGAATAATAATTCCATGTTGGGATTCATTACCATCCCTTCTGTTCTTGAAAGTAGATCCTTAGTTCCAGTTAAATTTTGAGTAAACATATTTTCCATTGCTTTAGATATATCTGCACCACCGTCCTTTGCTGCTTGGATTGATTGCTTAACACTATCTACTGCAGCAGTTCCACCTTCACTACCATTACCTAAGAATGATTTGACTGCATCTGATGTAGCAATATCCAATGGAGTCATAGTTCCATTACCCCAACTTGTCATGTTACCATCTTGAACTCCACCAGGAATAGGTAAAGTTACAGCACCTATAGTTCTTCCAGTTGCAGAACTTCTATCAGCAAATCCAAGACCTTTTTTACCTTTTGCACCTGCACCAAGTTTTCTTGGTTCATATTTTAGTACTGATATTCTTAAACTATCTTGCTGACTTGTTCTTAATGTTGTTGGATATACAAGACTCTTTGAATAACTTTTTCTTGTTGGGTGAGGACCAGCTTTACTTGGACTACCACCACTAAAAGTTGATGAAGGAGTTGTTGGTCTCGTAGTATCACTGTTACCTATATTACTTGAGACTTCTTGGTTTGCACGACCAATTGCTTTATTTAATCCTACTTTTTCTGATGCGGTAGATGTAAGTTCCCTTTCTATAGATTGCATCTGATTATTAGATGCTTTTTTAAATTTAGATGCATTTAATTTTGTTCTTCCTGATGCATTATCATTCCAAGTTATCTCTCCAGTCTCAGCACTTCTTGTCGCAATAGTTTTTGCACCACTACCTTTAGCATCATCATATTGTATTATCTCTGGAAGAAATGTTTCTTCTCCAGCAGCATTTTTAATAGGCCCTGTGACTTTAGTAGCAATATAGGTGGTAGATTTCATTCTACCAGAACCTATTACTACAGGACTTACTTTACTTGTGGCGGTTGTTGCTGCCATTTAATATCTTTTTATCTATTTAGTATGTATTTTGCATAAGGAACTGCAAGAAGGTCATCAAGTTCATTCCATTCCACAACATAAAGTTGTCCTGCAAGTTCATTCCATGTATAGTTCCTTGTTTGTTGCCAGTGATAATTAATTCCTTTGAACCCCCATTGCTCTATTGAAGTACAAGCAATCAATGGGTGCTGATCGTATTGAAATCCAGGAGTCTTAGCATTATATACAAAGGTATAGAACTTTCCTACATCAGGTATAGGTGTCACAGTATCATTAAGAGCATCCATAATCATTAGCATCAAATCTTCTGGGTCATTTGATGATTCTAATTCTTCTTTGATTGGTTCTATACGGTTAGCAAAATGTGCTGGATCTCTATCTGCCATTATTTAATCCCCAGTTCATCTTCGGTTACTATCTTAAAGTTAATACGGTTATCCTTACAAAATTCTGATGCTGCTCTCCATTTTGCTTGGTTCACTGCATAGGTAGTACATTCATAGATGTATGATTTGGTTGCTCTCTTCCTCGGTTTAGGTGGAAGAGTTTGTTTCTTTGGTTTCACTTCAACCACATATGTTTTAATTCTATTGTTACTTTCTTTAACTTTAATAAGAAAGTCTGGGTAATACTTATGAACTCGGTTATCTTTTGGTGATACATATGGGATACTAATTTCCTCAGAAGCCCATGAGATTACATTCTCTTTTAGGTCACACCACTTACAGAAAGTTCTTTCCCAACTACTACGGCAAATAATATTGTTAGGATTACCTTGATATTTCTTTGGATACTTTGGTTTGTACCGACTCTTAATACTTTCTGCCATTAACTTGCATACATAATATATAAGGTCAAATAATATTTATTAAATGCCATCAGTTACACCAAGACCAAGATCTATTGCTGAAGTAAAGAGTAAGTTATTAAATCCTGCTCTTACTTCACATTTCCAAGTAGTTATTGGGAAACCTCCAAGGGAAGACGGTTCCTTTAATAGGTTTCTGAGTGAGAGTGGTGCCTATCATGACGCAGATAGGTTAAATTTAATGTGCTCTGAGACTTCTCTTCCAGGATCTCAATTAGCAACGAGTGAAGTATTTAATGATTTTCCTGGAGTTAATGAACGACATGTAAATAGAAGACAGTTTGATGATCGTATTGATTTAACTTTTTATTGTGATGCGGATCAGTACTTACCTATTAGATTCTTTGAAGCATGGATGAAATATATTACTAATGAAAGATCGGGTGCCTCAACCAGACAAAATTATTCTTATAGAATGAAGTTTCCTAATACTTATAAAGGAAGTTTAGAAATTACAAAGTTTGAAAAGAATATGTATTCGGCAAGGAGAGCAAAACCTTTGACATATGGATTTGTAAATTGTTTTCCATTATCTATTGCATCTATGCCAGTAACATATGATGCTTCTGATTTATTAAAGTGTTCAGTTTCATTCGCATATAGTAGATATTATATGGAACCATCTAGATCTGGACTCTCTGAATTCTTAGATCCTCTAGCACAATCATTGTTTAATAGCGGTGGTTTTGGTTTTAATCCTGGCGGAATACCAGATAGTGCTGCTAGAATGGCTGGTAATGTTGTGAGTAATTTATTATCTCGTGGCTAACCTGCTAAATAAAATACACTGAAATCTTTATTAAAATATTATGCCCTTACCAAAGATTGCTACGCCAACTTATGAACTTGAGTTGCCATCTACAGGAAAGTCTATACAGTATAGACCTTTTTTAGTTAAAGAAGAAAAACTTCTTGTCCTCGCATTAGAAAGTGAAGATACAAAGCAAATTACAACTGCTATTAAGACTGTAATAAAATCGTGTATTAAAACAAGAGGTGTTAAGGTAGAGAATTTACCTACATTTGACATTGAATATTTGTTCCTCAATATTAGAGGTAAGTCTGTAGGAGAAGATATTGATGTTAATATCATATGTCCTGATGATGGAAAGACTCAGGTGAAAGTTAATATTAATCTAGATGATATTCAATGTCTTAAGACAGAAGATCATACTACTAAGATTAAACTTGATGATAATATTATGATGGAGATGAAGTATCCATCTTTGGATCAATTTATTAAAGCCAATTTTGATATGAAAGGTGATAATCAAATGGAACAATCATTTGATTTGATAGCATCTTGTATTGATAAACTTTATAGTGAGGAAGAAGTTTGGGCCTCTGAAGATTGTACTAAGAAAGAAATGAATGAGTTTCTAGAACAATTAAATTCATCACAGTTTAAGGAGGTTGAAAAGTTCTTTGAGACTATGCCTAAGTTATCTCATACTATTAAGGTAACAAATCCAGAAACACAAGTTGAAAGTGATGTAGTGCTTGAGGGTCTAGCGTCTTTTTTCGCATAGGTATGATCCATATGGATCTGGAGAATTATTATAAACTTAATTTTTCTCTCATGCAATACCATAAATATAGCTTAACAGAGATTGAAAATCTTATTCCTTGGGAACGAGACATTTATGTTGGTCTTCTTAAAGCACATCTTGAAGAAGAGAATCTAAAACACGAACAGCAGCAACGCAAGCATGGCTGATTTACTACCACCAGCATCTACAACTAGAAAAGGAATAGATACATCCAAGTTTATGGGTGCATCTTTTGCTGCGGGTGGAGGTTTGAAAAAGCAGGTTGAACTTAATTCAAAGAAGATTACGCTGTTAAAAAATATTGTTAAAGCACATCAAAGTGCTCTTGGAGAAAACCTTAAGAGTTTAGATCCTGCTGATAGTCCATTAAATAAAAGTATAGAGAGTATTACTGATACTGTTAAGTCTATTCATCAGGTACTACTGGAGCAGCAAGAATTAGAGAAAGAACAAGCGGATGATGATGCAAAAGCAGATGAACAAAAGAAAAGAGGACTAAAAGAAAACCTTGTAGAAGGTGTTAAGGGAGCAGGTAAACAGTTAATGGCGGGTGCTAAGAAAGCACTTGTACCTGTGAAGGATGCTTTCTCAAAGATTTTTGATTGGATAAAGAAACTTATAGCGGCTAAGGCAGTTATAGAATTGGTGAATTGGTTTTCTGATCCTGCTAATGAACAAAAAGTTTCTAGTATATTTCGGTTCGTTAAAGATTGGTGGCCCTCAATACTAACTGCTCTCTTATTATTTGCGGGGTCGATGTTAGGGCCTGGTGGAATAATAATAGCAGCAACTGCATTGGTGATAGGATTTATTCCTAAATTAGTTAATTCAGTAAAGTCTTTACTTGGATTTGGTAAAGAGACTACGAAGGATGCATTGCAAGGTGAGAAAGATGCTAAGAAGTTAGATGCAGAAGCGGCTAAAGATCTTCAGGATAAACAAGATGTTAAACCAGATGATATAGGAAATGCACCAGAACCAGGACAGCAAGATACTCCTGGAGTACAAAAATTTAATAAGGGTGGAGAGGTTCCTGGAACTGGTAATCAAGATACAGTACCTGCCATGCTAACTCCTGGTGAGTTTGTTATGAGTAAGGATGCCGTGCAACAATATGGTGTTGATACTCTTGCTAATATGAATGCTGCTGTTGGTGGAAAGAATAATGGATCTCCTCTTAAGGGATTTAATCAAGGTGGTTTGGTTCCTGGTGCTAGACCAGGTGTCGTAACTGACCCAGCTGAGAAAAAACGTATAGAAGATGAGACGCTTCATTGGGTTAATAAAGAACGAACAGAATTTTTAGGATTACCTCCTTTAGATAAAATATCTTATGCGGATGGTGTGGAACTTACAAAAGCAATGGGTAAAGAATATTATGGTGGTGGAATAAAAGAAACATCACATACTGATATGAATTTTGATACCATGACGAAATCCACATGGAGGACAAAATCAAGAGGTGCTGAAGTTATTTTTGAGGGAGCACAGGAGATATTAACAGAAGCAGATAAGAAAGAGTATCTTGCAACAAACCCACAAGCAAGAATGGCACTAGAACTCAAGGATCAGACGGAATTAGATAACTTAAGTGCTTCTATTAACCTATCAACACAGCAATTTAAACCATCTTCTCCAGGCCCTCTTAGTAAACCACCAGTGACAATTGCTTATTCAGATGCTCTACAAAATACAGCTAATAATGTAAGTTCTGGTAGTGGAAATCCTGGTGGTAAAGTTCCTAACTTTAATGCCACTGCAAAGGTAGATCCTAATAAGATAAAAACTCTGGGGATTACTAGATAATGGCAATAGATAGTGCAAAATTTTTAGGACGTAACAGTTCTGATACTGCTACCCTTTCAAATAAATCTATAGAGAATATTAGTACTATTGCATCTACATTAATTGATGTTAATACTATTATGAATGGAAGTCTCTTACTAGAGAAGTTGAGAGAAGAGAAAAAAAAGAAGAAAGCGGAAGATGATAAAAGAGAATTAGCAGAGAAAGCAATAGAAAAAGCAAAGAGTATGGCGAAGGGGATAAAGAAACAAGCAGTGAAATCCACTGCGGGAATACGAGATTGGTTGAATAGACTTGTTATGAGTGTAGCATTAATTGGTCTTTTTAAACTGTTGCCAATTATAGAACCATGGCTTCCTGCCCTTGGTGCGTTTGTTGATGGAATGATAAAACTTTCTGGTTGGGTTTTAAATATTGCAGTAACATTAATTCATTGGGCATATAAACTTTATGATGGTCTTAGAGGATTTGTTGGGAATATATTTGGAGAGAAAGGTTTAGAAGTATTTGATAATTTGATGGGTCATTTGAATAACTTATTTAATGCCGCCATAATGGCTGTAATGGCTCTTATGAAGTTTAAATGGTTGCGTGGATTTGCTAAAAATATTTTACGAAGAGGAAGTGTAGCATTTAGAAGGTTCATAGGACGTGGTGGTAGAAAATTACTTAAAGCACCTGGAAAATTGATGGGGAATATTGTCAAAGGAGGAAAGGGTTTACTTAGTAAGGGTGCATCAAAGGTTGGTGGATTTGCTTCAAAGATATTTGGTAAAGCAGCGAAGTTTATTGCTCCTGCATTTAAGGGTGCTAAACCATTTGTTTCAAAATTCTTTGGAAGAGTTCCTATTGTAGGACCACTTGTTGTTGGTATTGTTTCTATTATATCTGGAGATCCAATAGGACAGGCACTATTTAAAACTATTGGTGCTGCATTGGGTGGATTCTTAGGAACCTTTATACCTATTCCTGTTCTTGGTACTTTATTAGGTGAAACGATAGGTGTGTTCGTTGGCGACATGCTTTATACATTAATGTTTGGTGGTGGATTGTCAGCAGTAGGTGCGAAACTTAAGAAACAATTACTGGGTATTTTTAATGCAGGTAAGAAAGTATGGGGGTGGATAAGTGGTGGATTTGGTAGATTCTGGAATGAAGTTCCTAAGATTAAGATACCTGATTTCCCTAAAGATCCTCCTAAGTGGATACCTGGTTGGGTTCCTAGAAAGAAATTCTTCTGGGGTGTAGCAAAAGCAGCAATAAAGTTAATGATTGGACCTTTATCTTTACTGATGGGTAAGGAGATACCAAATCTTTTATGGTTGTATAATCCATTCAAGACTCTTCCTGCATTAGTTAGATCATTCTTCCCACCAAGTGGTGAAGGATCATCAGCATCAGTACCAAAAGAACAAGTTCCTGTTGATGGTGAGGCTCAGGTAGATCCTATTAAAGAAGATGATTGTGATTGTAGTAAGATTGGTGCAACAGAAATACCTTCACCTCCACCTCCGAAGAAATTACCAGCTATAGCGGCTACATCTTCAACAGATCCTTCTCAGGGTCTTAAACAGTACCCTTCTTATGATACAATGTCTACTCCACAAACCAAGATGCTTCCTCTTCCACCTCAAGTATTACCAGTAGGTGAAGGTGGAAGTATTCCTCAATTTAGTGCTTCTGCAAGTGGTGATGATCCTTATGAAGGTTTTTATGCTCATCCTGGTGGACTTGTTTAAATAGATATGAGAGGTATTAATTAATGTCAGGAACACCAGTAACATCAGATGCTACAGTACCATCTTCGGTAATTAAAGCAGAGATAAAATCTAATAAAGGTGACGAAACAGTTTCGTTGGTGAATGGTTTCGTTCAGATAATGTACTATGAGAGTATTCTTCAGGACTCTATTAAAGTAGATTATATTTTTGCTGATACTGGTAATACAATAGATGGTAAGTCTGCTATGGAAGGTTTGCCTATAGTTGGGACAGAAGATTTTGAATTATCTTTTCAAGATAATGGTGAGATTAAACTTGAGTTCTCTGAAGATAATAAAAATACTTTGATTGTTAATAAGGTAACACCACAAGAAGCTAATGCTGGAAAGTCAATAATTACTTTGAATTTAGTTAGTGAAGAGTTTATTCGTAATGAAGAAGGTGGATCTCATGTTAATGTAAGAATGGATGGAAAAATCTCCGACCATGTTAAAGAGATATTAGAAAACAAATTAAAAACAGAGAAAGATATTGAAGATATAGAAGAGACTGCTAACAACTTTAACTTTGTTGGTAATAATAAGAAACCATACTATACTATTAATTGGTTGTCTAAATTTGGTGTTCCATCTAAGGATGGTGAGATGGGAAAGACTGCTGGATATTTTTTCTGGGAAACATCAAAGGGATTTCATTTTAAATCTATTGATGCTTTGTTCGCACAGGAAGCAAAGAAAAGATTTATTTTTAACTCTTCTCCCGATGGTCAAGGACAAATCCCACCAGGATATGATGGAAAAATATTAGAACAAACAGCAGACAATCGTATTGATTATCAACGTAAGATTAGAATGGGAGCATATGGAACTAAGTTAGTTGTGTTTAATCCTTTCGATTGTTTCTATGAAGTTATTCCACAGACAGCAGAGGAGACTGAAGAAGGAACGACAACAGGAGGTGAAGCACTTCCAGTATTCAATGAGAAGTTTAAGAATCCAAGTGAAGAGCATAATTTTACACGCACAACATTTATGTTAGTTGATACAGGAACTCTTCCATCAGGTGAAGTTGAAGAACAAATTGAAAGTAATGAGGAAGAAAATTTTGAAGCACAGAAGGTACTTAACCAAGGCATTCGTAGATATAATCAAATGTTTTCTTCACAACTAACTGCTACTATTGCTGGAGATTTTGAATTACATGCAGGAGATGCTATCTATGTTGATACTCCATCCATTCAAACTGAAACAGATGATGAAGTTAATCGTGAGAGTGGGGGTCTATATATTATAGCTGACCTCTGCCATTATGTTTCATCTACAGAGACCTATACTAAAATGAATTTGGTTAGGGATTCCTTTGGAAGGAAACCAGAATCAGCATCTCTATGATAAATAACAGGGAGATTTCTAAAATCTATTATGACTATTAAACACGACTTAGACCATGAAGTTTATCTTGATCCAAAAGATCATAAAGAACATGTTAATCATGGAATGTTAGAGTACAGTGAGGCAGATCTAAAAGATGTTCATGCCAACTATGAAGAGTATCATAAAGATGATAAGGTAGATTCAAATGATGGTGCAATCAATGACTATCACACTAGACACCAAGATCAACACTTAGAAGTATATTGTGACAATCATCCAGATGCATTTGAATGCAGAGTATATGACGAATAATTCATGGAAGGTAACTTATTTAATTCAGGATTTTTAGGATCCAAATTTCTATGGTGGATCGGTCAGGTAGCCGATGATAGAACTTGGCGTGAAAACCAGAGTGCTAAAAAAATTGAAGATCCTAAAGAAGATCAACCTGCTTGGGGATACAGATATAAAGTTAGGATTATGGGTTGTCATGACCAAGATGAATCAACATTAGAATCTGATAACCTTCCTTGGGCTCAGGTAATGTATTCTGTTTGGGGTGGTGGTCTTGCAGGTTCCCGTCAGACTCCTGGTATAAGACAGGGTATGTTTGTCTTCGGATTCTTTTTAGATGGGCAAGACATGCAAGTCCCCGTCATCATGGGAGTCTTGGGAGCAAACGCTAAGACAGTAGTTGAAAAATTAAAGACAGGAAAGGATGAGGATGGTCAGAACTTTACACCACAAAGCGGATGGGCGAATGCTCATGATGATGAGTGTAAGAAAGTTCCTGACGAACAACTTCCACTTGCAACACCATCATCTGCACCTACAAAGGAATCAACTGATGCTATTCATCAGACGACTGCAGGAGATAATAAAGTAGAGACTGTATTAGATAAGAAACATTCAATAGCATGTCCTGATCCAAAGCATCAATCTGATACAAAAAATATTCAGACTGCTGTTGAGGAATGTAGTAAGCAAATAGAATCAATAGAAAGGGCAACCAAAGATTTTAAGGATGCAGTAAGTAAAAAACTACCAATTTCTGGTGTTCCTCCAGAAGTTGAGTCAGTAATAAAGGATACTGCTGGTGTAGTATCTGGTCATACAAAAAGTATTATGGGTAAGGTTCATCAACTTACCAATGAGAAATTACAAGAAAAGAGTGCTGAGATGATGAACTTAGCATTTCCTGCTGATAAAAATAAAATATTTGCAGAACAAGTTGAGGCATTGGAGGGTATAACTTGTAAGTTTAATGCTCTTAATGCTGGTCTTGCTGCATTGATTGGTGCTGCATTATTAAAGTCATTCAAAAGGAAAGCAAAGCAAAAACAATCAAGTGCAGTTGAATCTGCTGTTGCTGCTGATCCTCCACCACCATCAGATTCTGCTGTTGATGTTCCACCAATACCACCGAAGGGATTCTATCAACCAAATCCTATATGTTCTACGGAAGAATTGATGGGTGAAGTATTAGGTAGTACTATTAATGAGATCACTTCTATATTTGGTTCTACTCAGAGTGGTGTTGTATCAAATATGAATGACGGTAACAATTCTGATATGAATAGTCTTGCAGGTTCAGCACCTGGTAAAGGAGTTGATAGGTCTGCTAGTCAAAGAAATGTTATTGCTTCATTAGCAGATGGTGCTTTAATTGGTGGTATAGCAGGAGCACTTGCTGCAGCAGTAGGAGTTGATAAGGGTATTATCGGATCAGTAACTGGTTCATTTAAAGCAGGTAACTATGGTTCTGGTTTAGCATCTATGTTTAGTCTTGCTGGTGTTAGTTCTGATTCTGGAATTGTAACTGCAGCATTAAATGCTATTGATAGTGGTGATTTGGTTGGAGGTTTTACAGAAGCTGCTAGTGCATTAGGAGTACCTACTGGGTTGATGGCAAATATGGGTGGTGCTTTTAGTGCTATTCAATCGGGTGATATGTCATCTCTTACTGGTGCAGTTCAAGGTCTTGCTGGATTTGATGCAGGTATTTTAAGTTCAGTTGCAGGAATGGCAGATGGTCTTCCTCTTGGTGGAATGGGTGCATTGGGTGGTATGGAAGTTGATATTGCAGAGTCAATGAATTTTGTTCAATCTATTACAAAACTTTTTGAATGTGATCCTGAACCAGAGTGTTCACCAAATGATGAACATACATTAGATTCAGGTGGGAGTGGTGCTGAAGAACCAAACTGTGCATCAATTTCTGAGTCTGCTAAAAATGCGTCAGAGACTGGGGAAAAAGAACCAGAAACTAAACGAGTACCTATAAGAAATAGACGTGGAAGAATAACTGGTTATCGTACTGTAACTGTAGGAGATTAATTATGGCAATATCAAAAAGCAATATTCATATAGGGTATGTTCATCATAAAGATGGATATGTAAAGCATAAGTCAGTTGCTGATGCGAATGCTTATGAGAAATTATTTCCAGGTAGTACTTTTATTTTCTTTGATGGTGATAGGAAACTTCATTACTTAACTATAGATGAAGTTAATAATCTTACAGTCAATGATCTACTAAGAAAAGATCCCTGTGATACCAGACAGAAACCTTGTGGTCCTCCTACATTTCATTTCTTTGGTGGTAGAGGAGTAGGTGCAGCAGCAAATCCAGTAATAGATATGAACGGTAAGATAATTGCGGGTGATATTGTAGATGGTGGTGTTGGATATAAAACTCCACCTCAAGTACAAGTAATTGATCCTTGTAAGAATGGAACTGGTGCTGTTCTTCAGACAGAGATAAAAGATGGTGAAGTTATAAGAATTATTTTTAATGATGCTGGTTCTGGATATCTTCCACCTCAACCAGCAAGTCCACAGTATCCAGCACTAGTAAAATTAACAGAAGTTCGTGTTAAGAATCCTGGTATTAATTATGAGTGTGGTAAAGATAAATTGACAATCACTCCTAATAATGGTACAGTATTATCGTATAAATGTGACCCCTTTGGTAAAATAAAGTCGGTTCAAGTTCAAAAAGGAGGAAACTTTACTGAACTCCCAAGGATAACGATGCCAAGTGACACAGGTGTAAATGCATCTTTTACTCCTGTCTTTGATATTATTCGTGATCCTCTTACTCCAGAGGTAGCACCTGATGACGTTGTTCAAGTGTATGACTTGGTTGGGTTAAATATTAATGGATATGTGGATGGTAAAGCATACTATGGGAATGTTTATTTTTCAGAAGGAGTTAAGTATGCAGGTACTCAACAAACAGGTGGTGCTGTGGTTAGAGTTTATGACACCATTCAAGAAAGTGTGACTGGAGGTTCCAACTAATGGCAGAAGTAGGAGACAAGTGTAACTTTTGGGCTCAAGAAATAGGAACTCAGAATGGAGTTCTTAAATTTGGTGCTCTAAGTCCTACTGGAGATGTGACTTCTAGTATTAGTTTAACTGCTTTAGATGCAAGACACTTCATCGCTATGGATGAAGACGGGAAGCGTAAAAATTGGACGACGATGAATGCCCCTGGTGCATTTCAGATCAATGCAGGTGAGGATCTTCTTCAAATTAGTGAGAACTCTACTGGTGGTCGTGAGAATAAGGTTGAACAGAATTGTATCTTTATGAATGCAGAGAATGGTGATATTGTTATTAAGGCCAGAAATGGTAAGATTAGATTTGAGGGACTTGATATTGAGATGGTTGCAACAGGTAATTCTCCTGAAGGACAGTTTTGGGTGAAGGCAAATGAAAATATTAAAATGGACTCAAAGAATATTACAATAGATGGAACATTATCCGTCAATCTTGTAAGTTCAGGTATTGTTCATATGAGATCTTCTTTATTACAAATGACTTCGGGATTTGTAAATGGAATAACTGCTGCTACATTAAAAAGTGTTATACCGAAAAGTCTTAAATCACTGACTAAACTTTTAAAATAAAATGGCATTATCATTCGACGAAATTTGGTGTTATGGTGGGCAACTTGTTGTCTCTGAACCTGGTGTTTATGCTAAAGCATTGGGTGGAGGTCTTACTAAAATACCCCACTCAGTATACATTCAGGGACCATCTCAGTTTGGAAAACCAGATGCTTATGGCAACTTCCCACCTGCTGTAGTAAATATGGGTCAGAATGGGGTTCATACTCCAATGACTGCAAATATTCAACATACTCTTTGGGTAAAGGGTAATCAAAGAATTGAAGGTGATAGTCAGAGTCGTCATGGTCTTCAAGTAAGCGGTGGATCTTCTGTTGATGCTGTTTATATCACAGGAGATATGTATGTCACAGGTAAGGTAGATTGTGATAATAAAGGAAGACTAGCATCAAGATTTAGTTCTGCAGATGCACGACCAAAACCATTTGATATACAACATCCATCTAAAGGAGAAGGACATCGACTTAGATATGCTTGTATTGAGGGTCCAGAGGTAGGTGTATATTGTAGAGGAAGACTGCGAAATCAAAGAGAGATTGGATTACCTGATTATTGGAAAGATTTAGTAAATGTTAATAGTATTTCCGTACACATTCAACCTATAGGATCGCATCAAAATATTATTGTGAAGAGATGGGATGATGAGAA